AAAATATTTAACAGCAATAAGTTTATAATCTTCACTTTTATGTTTAGACATTTAATATATAATTATTTATATATTAAAAAATCGGCATTTTAAATCTTCAAGGGTGTAAACTCATTAAAAATATTTAGGTCATGACCATTGGTATATAATTGCATAAATAGAATAAATATATACAATAAAATAATTTCAAAATAATATTTATAAAAAGGATTTATTTTATAACATATTATTGGTTTAATTATTCTATATACAATTCCATTTTTAAAATTATCTTTCAAAAAATATTTTTCTATATTAATTAATCCACATTTACCATATTTACTTAAAAATTGGAAACATAGAAAAATTAAAAATATTAAAATTAGTTTTTTATAATAATAATCATTAACTAAAGGACTTATTATAATACCATATAATATTATTATATGAATTAATGTTATTATATTATTAATAAACATTGATTTATATATACACATATAAAACAATTTATTTTAATTTTTAAATTATTTAACAGTTAATTTAGCTAAATTTGCAAATATATTATTATTAACAAAAGGGGCTATTTTTAATGAAATATAAACAAATAATACAGTTAATAGAGATGAGACCATAATTATATTATTATTACATTCATAATTTTGTTTAACTTGTTTTGCAAGTGGAAGGGTTGAATTTTGTAGTAATGGTGGTACTGTTAATGATAATAAAATATTCAAAAGGGCAGCGATAATAGCAATTATTAAATCGGACATTATATATTATATTATAGAAAATATTTAAATATTTTTATTTTATATTTATAATCATAATAATTGGGGCATGATCTGAACCCAAAATATCAGTTAATATATCACTTTTTGTAATTTTATTTATTAATGATTTAGATACCATAAAATAATCAATACGCCATCCTATATTTTTATCACGACAATTACAACGATAAGACCAATATGAATATTTAATAGTTTTAGGATATAAAAATCTAAAAGTATCTATCATATTTGTTTTATTTATTAATAAATCAAAAGATTCACGTTCTTCAACTGTATATCCAGCAGTTCTTAAATTTGTTTTTGGATTTTTTAGATCTATTTCCTGATGTGCTACATTTAAATCACCACATAATATAACTTTTTTAGTTTCCTGTAATTTATTTAAATATGTTATAAATAATTGATCCCATTCTGTTACTCTATAATTTAATCGTTTTAAAATCTCACCAGAATTTGGCGTATATACATGAATTAAATAAAATTTTGAAAATTCACAAGTTATTACCCTACCTTCATCATCATATTCTTTACCATTAATATTAAGACCATATATGATATTTTTGGGTTCTTTTTTTGTAAAAATAGCCGTTCCTGAATAACCATTTTTAACTTTACACGGACTCCAATATTGATAATATTTATTTTCTAATTTATTATCTATTTCTTCTTTAACATTCTCATAAGGACAACTAATTTTAGTTTCTCCAATACAAAATATATCTGGATCCTCTGCATTAATTAAATTTACTAAATGCTGTTTTTTTAATATTGCTCTTATACCATTTACATTCCAAGCTATTATTTTCATTATTATTAATAAATATATATTTATTTATATATATTTATACATTACATAAACTTTTACATTATTAGAACCAATAAAGCTATTATTTTCTACAAACCCATTTTTTAAAAATAATATTCTTGATATTTCTGTCTGTGCTTGAGTATGTAAATAATTAATTTTTAATTCTAACATTTTTTCAATTGTATAATTTATTAAATTATAACCAATTTTTTTATTACGATGATCTTTATGAACACATAAATTATATATAAAACAACCGTGTGAATTATTAAAACTATAATAAGATAATGGTATATTATATTCGTTTATTTTTTCTAATAAGTATTTATTATCATATAAACAGATACATCCAACGATCTCATTTTCTAATATATATAAAATTATTATTGTTAACGGTTCGAAATCGAATTTAGACTGTTCAAAATTTTCTTGTAGAAATAATAATAATTTCTTTTTTTGTTTTTTTGATAGTTTAGAATAAATAGTTGTAATATACATTATTATATGTTTAATATTATTTCTTTAATATTATAAATATAAATTTAAAGAATTAATAAATATTATCATAATGAGTGTTTTTATTGTTAAAATTAAAAATAATATTAGTAGTATTTATGATAATATAGATAGTGCATTAGATTTTATTTATAGTTTAAAAAATTGCAAATTAATAAATAGTAATGAAAAAGTATTTATTGAAAAATATAAATTAAATTCATGTATTTTATTAGAAAATTATGATGTTGATTTAAACTATAATATTTCTACTACTAAAAAAATTAATTATGAAAAAATAATTTGTAATAACAATAATAAAGATGAAACTATTAAAAATGAAACTATTAATTTAGAAGAAGAACAATTAAATTTAGAAAAAAAACAATTAAATTTAGAAGAAGAAGAATTAAATTCAGAAGAAGAAGAAAATAATAAAAAATTAAAAAAAGAATTTATTAATAAACAAAATATATTAGGACAGACAAAAATAGAAATAGTTCATGAGTTAAATTTATTAAAAGAAAAACAAAAAAAAATATTAGAAGATGAAATTACATTTAATGTTGATTGTGAACTATATTTGAAATTTAAAAATTTAAAAGAAAATAATAATAAATTTATAATCCCATTTATGTTTGAAGATAAATATAAAACATTTGAATATATTGAAAGTATAAATAAATTAGATTTTAAACACTTTCAAAAATATTATAAACCTACCAAAATTAAAACAACTTATGATAGTTTATTTGAGGATGAAAACCTTGAAAAATCAGAAACTGATGATAGTAGTAGTGATAATAGTAGTAGTGATAATAGTATTACTGAAACCTTTTCAAATATTGATAATACAGAATTATTTTTAGCAACCAACCAAACAGTTAATAATAATTATAATAAAATAAATTCAACTAGTGATTCAAATACTAGTACATATAATTCTCATTAAATATAATTATAAATTAAATTTCTAATTATAATTAATGTATAGAGAAGATGATATTAATAAAATAAGATTAAATATTGATACTATTGCAGAAAAAGCAATGATTATATATAAAAATAATTATGAACCAACAATATTTGAAAGTAATGAAATTTATAAAGAAATATTAAATTATATTAAAAATAAAAAAAGAATAGTATATGGTGGTTATGCTCAAAATAATTTAATATTAATGAAAAATGTAAATGATGCATTTTATAAAGAAACTGATACCCCTGATATTGAATTTTATTCTTTTGAACCATTAACTGACTTAATAGAATTATGTGATTATTTAAAAGATAAGAATTTTAAATACATTCAAGGTCAAGAAGGTATTCATGAAGGAACATATAAAATTTTTATTAATTTTATTAATTATTGTGATATAACATATATACCAAAAAATATTTATGATAATTGTAAATATATTGAAAATCCAGATAAAGTACGTTTATGTCATCCTGATTTTATGTTAATTGATATATATAGAGTTTTTACTGATCCTATGACATCTTATTGGCGTCTTGATAAATCTTTTAAAAGATATTTAAAATTATATAAATATTATCCTATTACAAATAATAATACTATAATTAAATTTGGTAAGCTATCATTGGAATCAAATTTAAATATAATAAGAAAAAAAATTATTCATACTTCAAATTATATTGTAGTTGGTTCATATGGTTATAATTATTATGTATCTAAAATTAATAAAAATGATTTAGTAAAAATTAATTATTATGAAATTATTACTGAAAATGTTATAGAAGAATCAAAAAAAATATATAAAATATTACATGATATATTTGGAAATAAAATTAGTATTAAGGAATATAATCCATTTTTTGAATTTTTTGATTATAGAGTTGAATTTTTATATAATGATATTGTATTATTAAGAGTTTATAATAATAATAGTCGTTGTATTATTTATAATATATCTGAAAAAAAGAAAACTAAATTTGGTACAGCCCAATTAATTTTATTATATTTATTATCCAATTATAATTATTATTTAATTAATAGAAATGCTACAGAAGCTAATAATTATTTAAATATGTTTTTAAAATTAAATAAAGCCAAAAATGATTATCTTGATAAACATAATATTACAGTTTTAGATAATTCACCATTTGAAGAATTTAAATTTAAATGTTTAGGATCACCTGTAGATTTAATTCGTAAAGAAAGACTTAGAATGATTGAAAATAATAAACAAAATAAAAAATTTAAATTTAAATATGAACCTAAAAATACACCAGGTGTAGTTCCTATTTATAATTTTAGTAATATATCTGGGAATGAAGTTTTAAAAAATAAAAAAATTTAAATTTAATAATTTAAAAAAAAATTTAATTTAAATTTAATAATAAAAATTATTATATACTTTAATATATAGATAAATGTCTAGTAAATTATTCATACAATCAAACGTAGAAGAAGAGAAAAAAGAGGAAGAAGTCCCACCAATGATGGGAGGTGCAAGAAAGAGACGTGCTAAGAAAGCATCCAAGAAAGCATCCAAAAAATCATCCAAGAAAGCATCAAAGAAATCATCCAAGAAAATGACCGGTGGAGCCAAGAAAAGAGGATCCAAGAAAGCATCTAAGAAAGCATCCAAGAAAGCATCTAAGAAAGCATCCAAGAAAGCATCTAAGAAAGCATCTAAGAAAGCATCTAAGAAATCATCCAAAAAAGGATCCAAGAAAATGACCGGTGGTGCCAAGAAAAGAGGATCCAAGAAAGCATCCAAGAAAGGATCTAAAAAAGCATCCAAGAAAGCATCTAAGAAATCATCCAAAAAAGGATCCAAGAAAATGACCGGTGGTGCCAAGAAAAGAGGATCCAAGAAAGGATCTAAAAAAGCATCCAAGAAAGCATCTAAGAAATCATCCAAAAAAGGATCCAAGAAAATGACCGGTGGTGCCAAGAAAAGAGGATCCAAGAAAGCATCCAAGAAAGCATCTAAGAAATCATCCAAAAAAATGACAGGTGGAGCCAAGAAAAGAGGATCTAAAAAAGCATCCAAGAAAGGATCTAAAAAAGCATCCAAGAAAGCATCCAAAAAGTCATCAAAGAAAATGACTGGTGGAGCCAAGAAGAGAGGTGCTAAGAAGGGATCCAAGAAGGCATCTAAGAAAGCATCTAAGAAAGCATCTAAGAAAGCATCCAAAAAACACATGAAAATGAGTGGAGGTTCAGGTGTTGTTTATGAGGAGGCAGAAGAATAGAAAAATATTGAATATTAATTAAATTTAATTGTTATTACTTATATTATGAGTAATACTGGCAAATTAGAATTAATTATTGGACCAATGTTTTCTGGTAAATCTTCAGAATTAATAAAAAAAATTAGAATATTAAAAGTTATCAATTCACAATTTATTATTATTAAACCTTCAATTGATACTCGTTATGAATTAAATAGAATAGCATCACATAATAAAGAAACTGAAGAATGTATAGTTACATCAGATATATTATCTATAACTGATACGGATATTAATAAATATAATACAATTATTATTGATGAGGGACAATTTATTACAAATTTAAAAATTAAGGTTTTATATTGGGTAGAAAAATTAAATAAACATGTTATTATTGGTGGTTTAGATGGGGATTTTCAAAGAAACCCAATAGGTGAAATTTTAGAATTAATACCATATGCAGATAATTATAAAAAATTAAAAGCTGTTTGTAAACATTGTAATGATGGTACACCAGGAATATTTAGTCATCGTATATTAAATGATTCCAAACAAATATTAATTGGTACCAATGATATGTATATACCATTATGTAGAAAACATTATTTAAAAGCAACCGCTTTATAAATATTGTTTTTATCTTTATTTATTTGACGAATACCATAAATTATAATTTTTTTTAATGGAACATTGCGTTGTATATTAGTAAATGATTTTAATGGCATAATAGGTGAATATTGACAGCTATAAAATTGCATATTTAAACTTATTATAGATTAGAAAAAAAATGAAAAATTATATATATAAAGGATATATTCTTTATATATATGATGTCTAAAACAAGCTGGAGCACTATTAAAATTAATGATTTTATAAATATTAAAGATAATGAAATAGATAACTTACCGATTGGTGTTAGTATTAGTACGATGTGTTCATCATGTAAATTAAATACAACTATTAATATTGTAAATATTGAGAAATACCTACAATTAAATCCAGATGATATATTAACAGTAAAAATGGATGATATTAAAATTAGAACCTTAATTCCTGATAAAAAAAAAAATAAACGGGATAAAAAAAATAAAATTAAAAAACAAACTAGTCATTTTTATAACCAAATTACATTAGTAATTAGAATAGGTCATGGTCCAACCGATGATTTAACAACTGAACCTAAAATAAATTTAAAATTATTTAAAAACGGTAGCGTTCAAATGTCTGGTTGTAAAACAATTAATACAGTAAATACAGTACTTAATAAATTAATAATTAAACTAAAAGAAATAAAAGCCCGTATAGAAGATAATAAAATTATAGAAATAAAATTTATTGATGATATTGATAAAATTGCCATATCATCTTTTAAAATTGATATGATAAATTCAAATTATAAAGTAAATATGTATATTGATCGGGCTAAATTTTTTGCATTATTATTAAAAAAAAAAATAAAAAGTTCTTTTGAACCTTGTATTAGAGCGTGTGTTATTATTAAACATACACCATTAATTGATAATGATGAACAAAAAGAAATATCTATTTTTATTTTTCAAAAAGGTAATATTATTATTACAGGGGCTAGAAGAAGAACCCATATATTATCTGCATATAAATATGTAAATGATATTTTAGTTACTCATTCAGATGAAATTTGTAAAAGTGATGATAAGGATGAAGAAGATTTAATTTTAGATTTATATAATGATATATTAAAAGAAGTTAATATTGGTTTGATATCTATAAATTAATTGGTTTAATATCTATAAATTAATTAGTTTATTTATAATTTATAATAAAATTATAATTATCATATATACTTAATATATTAATTGTATGATAATTTACATTTCCAAAACCTTTTAAATTATCATTTTTATTTGTAACTATAATATTATTTTTAGTAAATATTTTTTCATCAAATAATTTATTTAAAAAATTAGTATCGCAATTTATATTATCATTACATAATGCTTCTAATCTAGTAGCTATTATGATTGATTTACCAAATAATCTTAAATTATGATCTATATAACCATAATATATATTATCATATGTAATACCACATCTAATATTAATATATTTAGTAGTTAGTTTAATTAATTCACTTATAAATGATAATGCTAAAGATGTTGTATATCTAGTAATATTAAAATTCCATTCCGCATTTAATATAATAATAAACGCATCGCCAATTATTTCGTAAATATATATATAAGGATAATAATATTTTTTAATTATATAAATAATATCATTATGAAAGTTTTTATTAATATCAATATAATTTAAAACACCTTCATTTAATAATAGTGAAGTTGAATTTATAAAATCAATAGCTATTATAACTAGTTTCTTTTTTGTTAATTTAAAATCAGATGAATTATTGTTAGAATTTATATATTTTGTATATATATTTGCATTATCTATATCATTAATTACAGTAAATATAATATCAAAATCAGTTTTTGTAAATTTTACAGATAATAATATATAAATAGGTTCATTTAATATATTATAAATTATTAACGGTCTCTTATTTGATAGTCCATCTAAAAATAAATGAATTATATTTTTTTCTATATTATTCATTTTTAAATAGTTTGGTAATAAAATATTTTTATGTAAATAGTTCATAAAAGGAGACATTAAAATACCTATAAATTTATTTATAATATTATGTTTTTCATATAATAGTAATATTAAAGTAGCCTCGTTAATATCAATAATATAACCATTATAATTACATTTAATTAGATAATGTGTAGGATATACTTTATTTTTTTTACATATATTTAATATATAATTTAACATCCTTAATAAATAATATATATATTATTTATTAAAAAATGTTTTTGTTTCTTACAAAAAATAGTAGTTATTTAATTAGATATCTTAATAAAAATCTAATTTTATGTAATGAACTTTATTATATTACCAACACAATTATATTATGATATAGATATAGATAAAAATTATAAAATATATTTATTAGAAGAACCAAGATATTTTACAGATTTTAGATTTCATAAATTAAAATTAGCATTTCATAGAGCAACTATGAAAAAATATTATGATTATTTATTAAGTAAAGATTATAAAGTTAAATATATTGAATTTCATTTAATTCATAAACAATTTTATAAAGATTTGAAAGAAATTACTTTATATGATCCTTATGATACTATTTTTTTAAAAAAGTTAAATAAATGTATAATATTACCTAATAGACAATTTTTATTAAGTGATGAAGAAATTAATAATTTAAAAAAAGATAAATATCAGCATGATAGTTTTTATAAATATATGCGTATAAAACATAATATATTAGTTACTAAAGATAATAAACCAATTGGCGGTCAATGGTCTTTTGATAAAGAAAATAGAGTAAAATTACCAAAAGATATTGAAATACCTGATTTACCAAAATTAAGTAAAAATGAATATATGATAGAAGCTACTAATTATATTGAAAAAAATTTTAAAGATAATTATGGTGATATTAATTATTTATATCCAATAGATCATAATTCATCAATTAATTGGTTAAACAATTTTCTAAAAAAAAGATTAAAATATTTTGGTAAGTATGAAGATGCCGTATCAACCCTTCATAATTTTGTTTTTCATTCTGTTCTGTCTCCTATGATGAATATTGGTTTATTACGTGATACAACAGTTGTTGAAATTTCATATGAATATTATATGAAAAATAAATCAACTATTTCAATTGAATCGTTTGAAGGTTTTATTAGACAAATTATTGGTTGGCGTCAATATGTTTATTTATTATATAAATTAGAAGGTGATAAAATGAGAAAGTCAAATATTCTTAAACATAATAATAGAATAAATGATAATTGGTGGAATAATGTTAATATTGAACCAATTAATTTTTTAATAAATAAAATAAAATCAGTAGCTTATGTACATCATATTGAACGTTTAATGTTTTTATCCAATTGGTTATTATTAAATAAAATTCATCCAAATGATGTTTATAAAATATTTATGGAATGGACTGTAGATGCATATGATTGGGTTATGGTACCAAATATTTATGGTATGGGTCAATCAGCATCAAATATTATGATGACACGTATTTATTTTAGTAGTTCAAATTATATTTTAAAAATGTCAAATTTTAAACATGGTCCCTGGGTTGAAATATGGGATGCTGTTTATTATTCTTTTATAAAAGAACATAAAAAATTATTAGCTTCCAATTATGCAACCGCAATGCAAGTAAAACATTATAATAATAAAACTGAAACAGAAAAAAAAAATATTGATATTATAGCAAAAAAATATATAAAATCTATAAAATCTATAAAATAATATTAATTTATAATTTATATATATAATGTTTAAAACACTTGTAATTATTTTAAGTGAAACACGTGCAAGTGAATTAACTTTTGATAGTTTTAAAAAAAATATTATTGATGAGTTAAATACTGATTTATGTTTATGTATTGGTGTTAAATCTGATTACGATTATAATAATCCATTTTATCAATTAGCAAAATATAAATTTGTATATAATGAACCGGACGATTTTGGAGATGCTTTTGAATATGCTTACAATATAATATCTCAAAATAAACCAAAATATGAATGTCTGACAAATATTAATTCATTGAATGGAAAAATACAAAATCCACAAGAATTAACAACTGATATTACTTTTTATGGTACTAATGATAATAATAATATAATAAATTTTGATGATTTTAATGATGATGAAATTATTATACATACAAAAGATTTTTCAAACGATTTATGGAAAAACAAAATTTTCGGTATAAATAATAGTGATAATAATAATTTAGTTAGTGAAGAAAATGTAATTACATACAAAAAACCATTATATTGGCGTGAATTTTTGAAAGTGAAAGACCAATTTTTAGGAGGAATAAAAGATAGTTCTAATCAACACGATGGTTCTGCAGGTATATTAATATTTTTTAGATGGTTTTTATTAAAAAATTTGATAGATAATGATTTAATAAATAAATATGATAGATTTATTATTACAAGAAGTGATTATATTTATCAATTGCCACATCCAAAAATAGAACTTATGAATAAAAATTATATCTGGATACCAGATTGCGAACATTATAATGGTTATACAGATAGACATGTTGTTTTATCTAAAACTAATATTGAATCTTATTTGAATATATTAAATAATCTTGTGATTAGGTCAAATGAATATTATATGAAAATGAAAAATAAATATGATTGGAATTTAGAAAGATTAATAAAGTTTCATTTTGAACAAAATAATGTATTACATCTTGTTAAAGAATTTCCTTATGTAATGTATACTGTAAGAAATATAAATGGAACTACACGATGGAATCACGGTATTTATTCAAAAAAATTAGGTTATTATATAAAATATGCAACGGAATATGATAAATCAAATGATTATAAATGTAAATTTGAAACATCTGGATTAACTATTGATGAATTTTATCAAAACATATATTCTATTGAATAATAAATTAAAAATAAATTAATTTATGTAAAAAGTGATTTAAAGATATAATATATATATATATTAGGGTAAAAACCCTGACCCAAGCTTCAGTAGCTCAGTTGGTAGAGCATTCGGCTGTTAACCGAAAGGTCGCAGGTTCGAAACCTGTCTGAAGCGTAATGAATAATATTCATCAAATAATATTTATTTGATGAAAATTATTAATATTAACATTTTAATATTAATTACCTGTATTAAAATTTGTATTTTTAGGATGCATTAAATCATTAACTAGTGGATTGTTATTTAATTTTTCAATAAATAATGGATCAACTCTATAAAAATTATTACTATTTAGATCAGTTTTTTTACTGGTTGATGTTCTTTCAAATGGGGTTATACTATAATTAGCTGATGTTCCTGGAGTAGAAACATAACCTTCTAATAATGTTCTTTTATTTTGAAATTTAATGGTATCTGGATTAATAGTACCTCTTATTTGATCGGATTTAGCATTTGATATTCTACCCCCTAATGCGGTTTGTTGTCTTTTATCTCTAATTGTCATATTTCTTTCTGCGTCTTCCACCCGGACCGAATTAACATCGTGAGTAGCTATACCGGTATAATCAGTAATTAAAGTAGTCTGTTTAATTGTTATTTTAGCATCATCAATAGACTTATAATTAGATTGATTATTATCATACATACGCCCTCCTGGTGCTTCATGTAAAAGTGTTTCTTTTATAGTTGAACGGGCTTCTTCACTGTTTTTAGAATATGTTTTAGGAACATTTGCAATCATATTTTGTATGGGTGTTTCAATTAATGTTGTTTGTTTTATTGTATTTCTGGCTATATCTTCATAGTTAGTATATGTTTCCTTATTATTAGGACCACCTATTAGCCCTATATATTCATTATTTTCTGTTGTTTCACGGATGGTATTTCTGGCTTCATCTTCATTATTTATATAACTTGAAATTTGATAGGTTGGATTCCCGTTATATGATGTTGTAGTCTCTTCCCTAATTGTTATTCTTGCTTTATCATTATTTTTTATAATATTACCGGTTACAGTTGGGGTTGCCATCTTAATAATTGAATTAATAATAGTTGATTCTTTTATTGTTGGTTTAGCTTTATCAGTTAATGTAGTATGAGTATTTTTATAAGTTGGTGCTGGATTAGCTTTATTAAAATTATCAATGGTTGATTCTCTTATAGTTATTTTTGATTTATCTTGATATGGTAAATGGGTGTTTTTATATGTGGGTGCACTATTTAAAATTAAACAATTATCAACAGTTGATTGTTTAATTGTTGATTTAGCATTATCATTTAACATTAAATGAGTATTTTGATATGATGGTGTTATATTTGCATCTGTTATATTTAATATATTTGTTTCTTTAATAGTTGGTTTAGCTTCATCTTGTAAAGTTAAATGAGTATTTTGATATGACGGTGTAGAATTTGATACTTGATTATAATTTGATTTTTCACGATGGGTTGTAGGTAATATTGAATCATTAGAAAACATATACGATTTTTTTTCTAAAGGACCTGTAATACCAATATTTCTATCTTGATTTATATTATTTTCTTTCATAGTTGGTTTAGCTACATTATTTTTATCATTATAATATAATGATTGACTATTATTATAAATACCAGATGAACGAAATTCAGTTGCTATAGTATCCCTATCTGTTTCATAATTAGTCCATGATTCTTTATTAGTAAATACAGGTCTAGAATTTACGGCATTAATAGAATGTGTAAAATCATTTAAATAATTTTCTTTTTTGGGTTCTGAAAAATAAATATTCTTGGTATCAATAATTTTTCCTTGTTGTGTATCAGTAGCCCCACCAGTATAATTTATATCATTGGTCCCACGTTCTGTTTCAATATGAACGAAATTACCAGTTTGTTTAGGTCCTTGAACGTCATGACGGTTTGCCACTAAATCATTAGCTGTAATAACACGGTAAGAAGGTATTTTAAAAGTTGTAATAGTAGGTTCTACGGCTCTTAAATCTCCTTTTTTTATAACTTGTAAAGGTTTATTTAAATATGATACTTTTTTATTTATTTCACTTCTTAATTCATCAATATTACGAGGATCAATTCTTACTACTGGATATGGGGCGGTTTGATGACCTTCTAAACCGGGTAATACTTTTAAATCTGATTGAAATGGTAAATTACCATTATTATTTCTAAAACTAGTGATATATCTATTACTTAATGAACCTGAAACAACTGGCATTCCATTTACATTTGACATATCTTTTACCGGATCAAAAAATGTTTCTACTTCCTTTTTATGATTCCATATAGCATTATTACCTGATAAATTTTCATATTTTCTATTATTTGAACTTAAATTTACAAATGTATCTCTTTTAGATGTATGAGGAACCATATTATTATGAACGAAACCTTCTTTAGTAACTACACCATAATGCATATCTGCATTTTGAAAATCAGAATAACCATTTTTAAAATCAATATCTCTTTGAAGAAATTGATTAAAACCAGAACGGGTCATATAAGATTCATTTTCACCCGTTGGTTTTGATAAATTATTAAAGGTTAAACTATCAAATTGTTGATAGAATTCTGGCTGTTTCAGAGTTAATGCTTGGTTTGTTTCTATTATATTCATATTATTATCCATATTAGTATCATATAAATTATTTTTGTTTTGCGGTTCAGTTTTAATTTTTGTTTTATTATTACCTAAAAAAGATAATGCGCCTAATAATACACCTTCCATATTATTATTAAATACATATTAATTTAATTTTAAACTTAATAATTTTTACAAATATCAACTTCAGTATTTGTAGCTACAGGCAATGATAATGTTTGATCTAGAGGATTTGGTTTATGAACTATAAATGTATCTTTTATTTTTAATCTTGAATTTAAACCAATACGGTCATCTTGTATTTCACATTGAGAATTAACATATAAAAAAGGAGTATAATGATATGATGTTAAATCCATACATCTATAAGCTTCAATTGGATTAGTAAATCTGGTATCTTCAGTATTTAAGGCTACTTTACAAACTGATTTATTTACTATTGCTAAATTTTTATAAGAATCATTTTTACCATACATATTAGAATCAGTTAATTTATTAACACGATTAGTTAATAAAGATTCAACATCTGCCATTGAAGACCATTGATTAGAACTAGCTTGTTCTGAAATTGAAACATCTGCTTTTGCATTTCTAGGACCATCATAAGATAAACAACGGGTACAACTTTCATTATTTCCTAAATATAATCTATAATCACCTGGTCCTACAGACCTATTAATTTTTAAATCATATGCATCATTATCATATTTAATTCTACTGAATGACATTATATATATATTAATTTAGAAATAAATATATATAAAATAAAAAATCTTAATTTATTTTTATAAATTTAATAAAGATAAAATAAAAAGATAAATAAAAATATAAAAAAAAGATAAAATTTATCTTGGCATATTAATAGGACACATATTTTGACCATAAGCCGATAAATCTTTTAATCCACTAGATAAATTTTTTGGTAGATTATTAGGAGTTAAATTATAAATACTCTGACAAGTAATAGCGGGGGTAAATCCGGCAGCCTGAACTGCATTATGAGGAAATTTCTCAGAAGGACATTTTGATCCTAGTCTAACTTGACCCTTAAGATCACTTTCAACATCAGATCTAACTCCAAATTCTAAGTTATTAGTAAAATTACCTATAGGACAATTAACGCACGATTCAAATTTTCCCTTATATAAATTATATTCTAATGGATCTGTACTCTCCTGTATTGTTTTAGAATAAGCACACGAATCATATGTTAAACGGTTAAAACTCATTATATAATATATATTAGAAAAAAACAATTTTAAACTTTTATTTTTGTAATCCATTGTGATATTAAACAACCTAAATAATCTTCTTGTATAATATCATTTTTTATATAAACTAACCATATATTTTCAATTAATTCTTTTTTAATATCTATACTATTAATTTTTTTTTTTATTATTTTTAAAATTAAATATTTTAATTCTAAACTTAAAACCCAATCTATTGAAATATTAAAAGGATACTCTATAAAAGGAACTAAATTAACTAGTATCAATTCTAATTTATTAATAGGACAACCTAATTTATTAGTTAAACTATAAGTTAATTCTTCTGTTATTATATTTAAATATGATAAAGCACTATGTTTATGTAATTTATTTAATAAACATGATAATCCTATAAATAAATCATTATATGTAAAATTATTTATATTAATTTTTTCATTTAAATCTATTGAATTTTTTATTAACTGGATTTTATTATAAATAGTATTACTAGTATTATTAATTGTTGTATTATTTAATGGAATATATGATAAAATTATTTTTAATAAAATATTTATATCTATTGAATTATTACGGGTTTGATATTTTATTGTTCCATCCCTAAAATATAAATGTTTTTGCATATTAGCACCATATAAACCTAAAAAAAATATCATATTTGGATCTTGTTCTAAACACGCATATTCCATTAAGGTATTTCCATTTAAATTTGTTGTATCAATTCTAGCACCTAATTTAAATGCATATTTTAAAAAAGTAGTATCTCCTAACTTTATTGCATGATGTAATAAGGTCTGATTATTAATTAATTCACTAAAATTTATTTCATCGTATCTAGCTTTTTTTATTAATTCAATATTTCCCTGTTCTAAATTATTATATAAATTTATTATGTTAATTTTTTCTATTTTATTAGTATCTGTTTCTATTGCACTTTCTATAGTTAATGAAATATATTTATGGGTTTCTGTTTCTGTTCTATCTAATAGGTCTGAATGTTTTTTTATTTTATCACTATGTTTGGATTTTAAATCATTTAATATTTTTAAACTTTCCATAAAATATTCAAAAGCCTTTTCTTTGTCTACTTTTAAATTTTCTTTCGCATCTGAATAAATTTTAAAATATTTTTTTAATAATACATTGGTATTTTCCATATATATATATTATTAAAAAAATATATCCCAAACTAACTATTTAATATAATTTTACTTATTTACATATAATAATGATAAATCAAAATTTATCTGTGATGATAATAATGGTGGTATTACATACGGGGTACGTGAAGCTGTTAGTATATCATTGTTAAGTTGTTTTATTTCAATTGCATCAAGGGGATTATAATTAAGTAGACTATTATCAATATATTTATCATTATTATCAGTATTAATTCCTAATAAATTTAATTTTGCTGTTATTATATCTTTTGTTAAATCAACACCATATTCTTGTTTTAAATTATTTATAACTGATTCTACATATGCTATTTTATCAATATATTCTTTTTGATTATTTCTTTGTATTGTATTTTTATTTTGAATATTATTAATTGTATCCTGATTAGGTAAATTATCTGGTTGTGGAAACATATCTGGTTGTGGAAACATATCTGGCGATGGAAACATATCTGGTTGTGGAAACATATCTAGAGGCATTAAATTAGATTCTATTTTTTTCAAATTAGGGTTATTAAAATTATATTCATTAATATTATTTATACCATATGAATCATCTGATATTTTACGGGTAGTATCACCTGAACGTGGATATGGAAATACTAGATTTTTAGAAGTCATATACCTATTATCAACAAATTCAAATCTATCTAATATTTCACTTTCTCTAAATAATTTAAAATCATTGGTACTATTTCTAGATGATTCACTATTTCTAATATTATTATTGATATTTAAATTTCCAAAACCCCTTCCAGGTCCTTGATTATAGGGCGTATAATAAATAAATTCTTCATGCCCTTTAACATCCTTTTTTATTTTATTAAAATAATTTAATTCATAGTTATATGGATCTAGTGTATCTTTTAATTCTAAACTAGATTTATTTTTTGATATATATGTTTCTTTTAATATATCATTCATATCTACTGTCATTCTATTAATATCATAATAAGGTTGTTTATTAAGTGTAATTTCTAAATTTTCAATAAATTTATTTTTTTTATTAAAATTATTATTCATTAATTATTTAATAGAAAATAATTTTAATAAAACGTTTTTTATAATAATAATATTTTTAATATTGATAATAGTATCTACCTCTATTAAACATATTATCTCTATGTTTTAAACAATCTTTACCATCTGATTTACATTTACCAAAATCACCATATAAATAATTTAAAAATCCATTTTGATCATTTACAATAGTTGTTGAAGGCATTGTATAATAATTTCTATCAGTTACTGTTTTACCATATAAATCACTAGTATCAGGTATTATATTAAATCTATAATTTTTTATTTCTTCATCTCTTACTGCATCTAAATTACAAGCTGGTGGTCTATTTGGATTTTTTATTTGGTCACCTACAGTAAAATTCATAAATGGATTATCTCTAGTTGGGCTAGTACATTTTTGAGTATTATTTTCTTTATTAATAATTTCTTCAAAACCATCAGTAGCACCTAAAAAATAAGATAGTAATAATAAACATACTGAAACAGATAAATATTTAGTATCTAGTTTTAATATAATTATTATAATACTATAATAAATACTTAATCTAGCTAATGCATTAACTTTATGTATTTTATCTAAATCTTTACTTGGATAAAATTCATTCATATTTTGAAATAATATATTAGGATTTTTAAACCAATAATAGTTCATATTATATTAGGTTATCTTTTTTAAATATTTATTAATTATTTTATTTTTTTTTCATTTCATTTTTTTTATTTTTCTCATCAATTGTTGCTTTTTTAATTGCTTTTAACATTTCTTTTAATTCTTTATTTTCTTTCATAAGATCGGTCATTTCATCTTTAGTATCTGCAATAACTGATTTTTTTATACTTTCTTTTAATTCATCTGCATTTAATTTTTTATAAATTATACTATTTGCTAATTGTACGGACCAGGAAAATGTACCATTAGAACAAACAATATATTGATTATTATCACCCATTTTATTTAATGTACCCCCCATTCTAAATTGTTTGTCTCCAGTTTTAGGATTAACCGTAAAATATCTAATATGAGTATTAATTGGTATTTTATGTACATCTTCAGATTTTACTTTAACATAATCAACTAATTTTTTAGCAATATCACTACTAGATAATGTAGATTGATATGTTGTATCAGGTGGTTTATAACTTGTATCCCGTGATAATCTTTTAGTTATTTTTGTATTATCCATTATTAATAATATAGAAAATAATTTTAAATAGGTTTTATAAAATATTTATCTAATTATATATATAATATGACGGAATTTTATGATAAATATTTAAAATATAAGACTAAATATATTAATTTAAAAGATAAACTAGAACTGGAAGGTAGCGGATGGTTTAGTTCACCAGATACACATAATAATTATTGTGTATTTTTTTATGATAGTGGTAATACAGATATTGGCATATTAAATAATATGGTCGAGGGTTCAATTATTAAAGAAAGTGAACTACCTAAAAAAGTTATTAATTTATATAAATATCAATTTAATGATACACGTATTCATTCAATTTATAGACCTGACATTTCGGGTAATACGTGTAAGATAAAATCATCTGAACATACAATAATAAAACAATTAAATATGACATCTATTATTAAAATAATCAAAGAACAAATAATACTAAATAATTATGACCTTGATATGTCGGATGATAAAAAAAAAATTAATGCTTTAATTAAGTATATAAATCAGTATAATGATATAGTTATAAATATTGAAAAGAAAAATAAATTATTGTTAGCTTTATTACGTGTATTTAAAAAATGCAACATGATAAATACTAATTTTAATATTAATAATAATATAATAGTATCACCTAGTTTAAAAAACAACGAAAATATTACTGATAAAAATAATGAAGTTAATATTATAAATAAAGAAGAAAATAATATTAATCCAATTAATACAGGTGTTATTGTTAAAATAATAAAAATAGGTAAAGAGGTATCATATAAATTTATATTGAAAACATCAAGCTCGTCAGAAACACAAAATAACCAAGCACAAGATAATCAACAACAAGACAACAACTAAATATCATCATAAATAATAACTTAAAGAAAAATAAGTATTTAATTATTAAATGACAAATGAAAATAAATTATCATGGTATAATGAATATTCCC